GTCCAGGGCTTTGATCATGATACCTTCGTAGCCCGCAGTGACAGCGTCTTCGGCAAACCTGCGCATGATGTCGTGCCCTTCACTGACATCCATGTCGACTTCAATGCCCGGCATGACTTTTACTGCCGCTGCCGCCGGCGCACGGTCTACGATCTCACGAACCTTTTCCAAACCAGCAATGCGGTGACGCAACTGGGTGTTCCAATGTCCACGTTGGAAGTCATTGATTGGCAAGTAATCAAACACATAGAACACGCTGTCAGATGCATCGGCATCAGTCTTGCGTCGAGCTTGTTTCATTAGACTTTGGAAACTTGCTCCAATCACTTCGCCGTCTAGTATAACGCCTTGCCCAGCCGACAATTTCAATTTGATCTCATACGCAACACTGGCAAGAGCACGTTCAATATGTGCAAAGTTTTCAAATATCTTGCCGTTGCGACTGTACAAAGTTACCTGGGTGTTGACACCAATGTATGCCAACACACGCACACCGTCAAGTTTGGTTTCAAGACGCATGTCGCCGGTTAGTTTATTGGGACGCTCTGCAGAGTCCGTGGCCAACTGGCAAGTAAACACAGGAATCTTCCACTCTGAATTGCCCAATACTTTGTTCAGCGTTTTTTCACTGATGCCACAGCGAAGGTCTTTGATCAACACCCTACGGCACAACATATTCCATTCATTGCTGTCAAAGTTTTTGCTGCATTCTTCAACTTGCTGACGCATGTGATTGCCGGTGGTTGATCTAGTACGCAACGACTCGCACAAGGCCCAGAACTGTGGCCATGGATTGGGTCTGTCAACCAGTCCCTGAGTTTCTGGTACTTGTTTGATGTTGTAGGTATAGAAAGGATTGTAAGCAAGAAAACAATTGAACAAGAAACACTGAGCGTTGGCGCTGCCTAGTTTGGTGGCCATCAATGCTTTTTCAATAACTCGTTCTTTGTGTAACCTGCTGTCAGAGCTTTCTAAATCGCGTATCCAATCAGCAGCCACTTGGAGTCCTTGAAATTGTGGTTGAGTAAAGTCAATGCCCATGCTAGTAAAAAAATGTTGTTCGGCACTCATTGTTCGGACCCTATCTCTGTTAATATACCGCAAGTATAACAGTGACAGGATTATTGGTCAAGTCAGTGATTTTCTAAGGTTGCAAAAATGCTATGTTGCCGGAATATCGCTGTTGACGCCAACCCCACTGTTGTTCAACAGCTCCAGATTACGGCCTTCACGTAGACATGCAACAATGGCCTGTCCGGTTTGGTTTGAAACATTGGCCACTGCTGTCAAATAATCGTTGGCTTCACCGGTGGCAATCTGTAACCCATAATCATGCAAACTGTCAACAAAACTTGGTATGACAGATTGAAGATTGGCCTGCAAATTACCGTAGTCAATCCCCGACGCTGTGTTGCCGTTGATGCTGGCCTGCTGAGAAGCCACTGTGTTGGCAATGGTTCTAAAGTTTGAATTCAGTTGTGTGGTTTGAGTGGGATAGGTTGAAACCAAAGTAGAGATATTAGATGCTGCCAGAGCAACCAAGTTACTGAATGCAACATCTATGTTGGCATAGGTTCCATATCCGGGTTCGCCAATGGGAATAGTGATTGTGAGATCGTAGTCTCCATAATCTTCATTGGCAGTGTTGGCCATGACTTCATAGATGTTCTGCAAGTTGGTGGTGGTCATGGTGTTGATCACTGCCACTGTATCGGTCATTTGTGCAGTGATGTTGTATCCAGATGCACATCCTAGAACATCTCCCAACACTAGAGTACCATTGGCCCCTGTGCCAGTGGCCACTGTACTGCTGATAGCTGTACGCACTGAGTCTGGCACTGCCTGCTGCAGGCCAACGATGAGTCCAAGCCCGTCATTGGTTTCAATTGCTGTGACAGTGGCTGCCAACTCAGTGAGTTGCAGACTGACTACATTTTTGATTTGTTCAAGGCTGGCCTGCAGAGCTTTGTTGGCCAGAGCCTGATCTGCAGGAATCATTTTTTCAAGACGTTGAAATGGTACCATCATACCGCTATCCCAATATAGTATGCCGGTAAAAATGTTAGTAAATTTGAATTCACTGTGCCAGTGGAACCAACATAAATGTTGGCTTGATAGCCATACCCAACAGCTTTCAAACTTTGGAAGCTATTGGGAAATAATTTATAGGGATTCAACAGATCTGCCATGGTCAAAATACCCACGGTGGTGACATCAAGAATGTCCAACACCTGTGCCAAGTTGTCACCAGTCACAGTCAACATGGCCCGGTATGCAGCATTTTGTAGGCTATCCGCTAATTCATAGTTGCCATCACGAAGATTATTGACAATGTTTGTGGCTACACCTGCATCATTCAACGCACCCTCAACTCCAGGAGTCAGTCCACCAGTGATAATCAGTTGTCTCAACAACTGTGACGGTGTTCCCAACTCCCCCAATCTACTGAGATCAATCAAATTACCAAGACGACCTAGATCCGCGCCAAAGGCCGCTGGATCCCTGGTAACACTTGAAATATCACCGGTTGTGAGTGCATTCATATTGGTAAACGTAGGACCAAGGAATGTTGCAGAATTTCTTGATGTATTGATCACACGATTGGTAATTTGCACGTAGCCATCGGCCTGATTAAACGCCTGCATGAACTGGGTAAGGTCAGCTGGAATTACTGTAGCGGCTCCAACTTTGATTGCGCCCGAAAGTCCAGGTATGGTGTTTGTCAGTGCGACACCGGTGACTGAGCTGGGAACATTGTCAGCCAATGCAGAACAGGTTGTGGTGCCAAGTGAGTTGAGATTGGCAATAGTTGTATTGCTAAATCTTGATATGTTTCCGGGCCCAGATGGAATGTTGGCAGTGGCGCCCACAATTCTAGCAGTCAACAACGGCACAATCAAACTCAGAGTTTCATAGCTGCTGATAGCTGTGAGCATGGCAGTGTTGGCAGCAAGGCCTGTGTTTTGATACAACCCTGCTGTGGCAATTAACTGTAACGGAGTAGTCATTAGCTGGCAAACACGTTGGAAGACCCTCGAGCGATTGATGTACACCCACTATAGCCATCGCCAACTCGGGCTATGGGGCGACCATTCACAAACACCGACCCTGACCCACGCTTGATGCTGGCCGAATGAGGTTTGCATTTCTTGCCTTTTCTCACAACATGCGTTGTGCATTTGTCACCTTTTCTTGCAGCACCTCGGCCATTGACAAATACATTTCCGGATGCTGACTGAACACTGTGTCCAGAACAATGTGGTACATTGCTGTCACCTTTTCTAGCTACTGCGGGCATTTTCTATCCTCATTAACTGTTGTAATCTATCATTCCACTGATCTATTTCGTCGTGCTGCTGATCTGTGTGCGGACCGGGTGGAACTTCCGGCGCAAACTCTATCACATGCTCAAAGTCCTGAGGAATATCCTCAAACTCCGTGTAGGTTTCAAGTCTGCCACAGCGCATTACTACAAAGCGGTGTGTCATCCCACCAGTATTGATTTGCGTATGGGCTTGATCCCAGTGGTTGATTCAAGATAGCTGTCGCAGACTTGCTCTCTTGTTTCAGCCGTCATTACAATGTTGTTTCTATTTATTGTGACGTCCACTGCCAATTCTGTGGTGAACAAACTGGGCACTAACTGTATGCCTTGTTGACTGGGAATAATAGTCAAGGGCTGATGCAACACAATCCCTGTTTCAGTCTGGCCAACAACCTTGCCAATTATTTCATCGCCATTGGCGATTTTAAATGTATAAACTTTGTCGTTTTCAATTATCATTGTAACCTTTGTTTGAGTTCGGTAAATCCACCCACATATTCCTCGCCAAGAAAAATCTGTGGAACTGTACGTGCCGTGGGTACTGCTACTAGCAAATCTTCACGGGTGTACCCTTCCCCGATTGTCTTTTCTTCAAATACAATGCCCTTAAGTTTCAGCAGGGCTTTGGCCTGATCACAAAATGGACAGTGAAATTTGCTCCACACTGTTGCTTTCATTGTCATTTTCCTTTTGGTTTATCTTGTGCTTGAATTGGCAAACTCACTGGATACTGTGCGCATGCGGCTGGATCGCCCTGTCCTGCTTCAGTTAGAAACGCGGTGTTGGCCGGGACTTGACCAGTTGGGCATGAACACACGGCTACACCATCTTTGCCTTTGACACAATTCCAACTAAAACAATTGCTGGACTGTGCACCAAGATTGAGACTGGACGCACATGCCTGTATCACAGCCTTTTGATCTTTGGGTTTCTTACTAAAGTTGTTGGCGTCTTGTGGATAAAATAGTTTTGGGGCAAATAGACTCCACACATGCTGATCATCTGTGGCCACACAAGAACCTTTCATGTTGCCGGCTGATGTATCAGCAATAGAGCTGCCATTGAGAATGGGACAACGGCATTCGACTTCGGGGTAGGTAACACCGTTGTTTCCGGTAATTGTCTTGTTTGTGAGCTTGCAGGTGCTGGCTGCACACAGGGCATATTCGCCTTTGCATATTGTCAGTTCTCCGGCCCAGGCCAGTCCAACCATCATCAACGTCAGTGCTGCTAGTAATTTTTTCATTGTTGTTTTTCCTTGTTATAATGTAGGTAATGCATCGTAGTCAATCTCATCACTCATGATTCCGATAACATAGTTAGTTGATTCATTCTCTTGCAGTGCAGTTTGTTTTTTGTGAGTGTCCACATGCTTGTTGAACCAAGGTATAGGTGTATTGCGTGGATGTGGTTCAGTGTATTTGATGCCAATTTCTTTGAGAGCGTTGGCTGCAGTGTAATCTACAAAATCTTTGAGAATAGCAGCATTGAGGCCAATCACCGGACCTTGACTGAACAGGTAATCAGCCCAGGCCTTTTCTTCACCTATGACATCCAGGTACAGTTGATACACTTCGGCTTCACAGGCCGTTCGAGCCTGGGCAAATCTTGGGTCTTCTTTCACCACTTGATTGATCATAAATGCTGTCCAATCTCTGTGTAAAATTTCATCTTGCAGTATCAGTGAGATGATATTACCGTTGCCAATGAATATACGATTTTCCACCATTGCCAGACTTGTAGCAAAGCTCACCATAAAACGAAATGCTTCCAACGCATAGCTGGCATTGAGTGCCAGCCAAATGGCTTCAATGTGTGCTTCCTCATTGACTTTGCCTTGCATGATTTCACCCAGCTCTTTCATGCAGTTGATGGCATGAAGTTTGTCGTAGTACCTTCCAATGCTTGATGCCATGTTGACAATTTCTTCGGTGTCGTGGATGGTGTTGAACACTTCCTTGGGTACATTGTAGATGTTGCGAATGATATGGCTATAACTGCGACTGTGAATGTTGGTTTCAAAGAAACTCCAGTTATACATCAATGCTTCTAGTTCAGGCAAACTGACACAGGGTGTAAAAACCTGCGCAGGTCCTCGTCCTTGAATGCTGTCCAACGCAGTCTGTCGCAACAAGTTGCTGGTAAAGATATGTCGCACAGTGTCTGATGCTTCTTTGAAATCTTGAGAGTCCTTGGTGAGATTTACTTCCTCAGGTACCCAGAAGAATCCACGAGCTTCTTGCTCCATCTTTGCCAGTTTGTTGTACTTGACTTCTTCAAATCGTTGAATTGTCACCGGTCCGGCAGGATCCAAAAACATCTTGCGTGTGGTGTAGTTTGTGGCACTGCGTAAATCATATTGTTGCTTGCTCATATAAACGATCCTTTATTTTATTATAAACTATTTGGTTACCTTCGTTGGTAAAGTGATTTATCAATCCACGATGTTGTTTAAACACCGATTGAAAGTCTATTACCGAACGAAATTTATACAATCCGTCCCAGGGCATAGCATGTGCATGTATCACACAGGGATGACCGTGTGTGCGAATTTCTATGTGTTCGCAAATTAAATTATGCGTAAACTCTGCTGCTGCGGTGTCAAAATACTTTTCATAAAACTCAACGATACTGCCAAGTTCAGGGTGTTCATCAACCTGCGCCTTGATGTCACTGTACAATAAATCACTGTGATGATGCAAACAATCGCCAAAGTGCAACGGATGCTGTGTGACTGGTATTCGATAAGGACTGGTGTGCCATACAATCACAGCCGCATAGTCTGTGATCTTCTCGTTGTACAACTGACGGTGTATCTTGTATTCACTACAACCTGCCTGTGCAACATTACGTACTCGGTAATCTTGTTCTAACATTGTGGTCCAGCCCACGCCATGGTATTTCACTGACCAGTCGGCAGCAAAACTGTCTCCGCAGATCAGTATTTTAGAGTTTACAGGCTTCACAGTCATCATCGTCCCAGGCTGTGATGGCAAGTTCATCCATGGCTTTTTGTAACTGAGCTTCGTCGTCGCCTTCCTGACTCTTTGATCCATGTTTGTTGATCAAACTATAATAGAAAGTTTTCAATCCCCAGTGATGTGCCTGCATTAGATTTCGTGCAATCAATGTTGTGGGCACTTTGCGATTTGGGAAGTGTGCAGGATTGTAAAAAGTATTGGTTGATATTGACTGATCAACATAGGCTGCCAACACTGCTGCTGTTTTGATGTATCCATCGCAGTCCTTTTGCTCCCACATCAACTGATAACGATTTTTTAATTTATGATACTCAGGTACTACCTGTGTGAAGCTTCCGGCTTTGCTTTCTTTCACGGTGATCAAACTCATTGGAAGCTCAATACCATTGGTGCTGTTGATCACGACACTGCTGCTCTCCACCGGAGCGATTGCCATGAGAGTTGCATTGCGTACTCCGTGCTGTTTCATCTCCAGGCGCAAAGGTTCCCAGTCCAATTCAGGAGTGAAGTCAGTGAGTTCGTTCACACCTTCGGCACGTAACTCCCAGGGAAAAATACCTTGCCCATATCTTGTACGATGTGACTCAGTGCAAGCACCACGGTCACGAGCCAGTTCCACGGTGGCCTGGGTGAGGTAGAAGGCCTGATGTTCCATCCAGGTTTTTACTTCGCGTAGTGCGTCATTATCACCGTATTGCAAATTACGCTTGGCGTGCCAGTAAGCAAGATTTGTAATGCCGATGCCAAGGGGCTGTATTTCACTATTAGAAAGCTCTGATTGGATGCACAAGAAGTCTTGGTAGTCAAGGATGTTGCAGAGACTACGCTGGAGAATCCTACAAGCTCGCCGCATGTCTTCAGGGTGGCGGAAAGCACCCCAATTGATGGAGCCCAGGGTACATAGAGCAATGCGACCTTTGTCGTCGTCCAGGCGGCGGAAAGGCTTTGTAGGCAAGAGAATTTCGCAACAGAGGTTTGACTGATAGATGGTATGGTACTCAGGGTCAAAGGGGCCTTGTGCCATGACATTGTCAATGAACACCAGATAGATACGTCCAGTGTCTGTGCGTTCTTTGAGGATTCCTGATTTAAAAACTTCTTCGGCTGCCATAGTTTTTTTACGAAGGTCTTTACGCTGTTCATATGCTGTGTACAACTCCTCAAATTTAGCTGTGTCGCTGTAGAAAGCTTCATACAGATCTGGCACTTGGTTGGGATCAAAGAACGTTATGTTTTCTTTGTTTCGGAATCTTCTCCAGAAGAAAGCACTCAGCACGACGCCGTAGTCCATGTGTCGTACTCGTGTTTCCTCGGTGCCTTGGTTGTTCTTCAGCACAATGAGGTCGTCAAATTGAAAATGCCATATGGGATAGAAAACCGTGGCCGAAGCATTGCGGATGCCCCCTTGACTGCAACTGCGTAGGTCACCAAACCACTTTTTCAAGAACGGAATCATACCGGTGTGCATAATCTCACCACCACGGATAGGCGAGCCAAGTGGACGAAGCCTGCCAATCTCTAATCCAATGCCAGCACGTTTGCTGGCATACTTGGCCATCATCTCCCCGGAGGCGAAGATACTGTCCAGATTATCATCGGATCTAATAAGAACGCAAGAACTGAATTGTTTTGTAGGTGTCCCCAAACCAGCAAGAACAGGAGTAGCGAGAGTGAAAAGCCCATCAGATGCCGCAGTGTAGTACTCTTTAATG